CAGCGGGCGCAGCCGGTTCCGCAGGAGCGGCCGGCGTGGGCGTTGCAGCCGCGGCCGCCGCGACGGGCGAAGCCGAGGGCTTGGTGGCGTCCGCTCCGCTCTCGCCGATCGTGTTGGTCTCGAACTCGGCCTGCATCTCGCTGACCTCGCGCTGCGCCTCGGCCCGGTCCTGGGCCAGCAGCTGCTGGTCCTGGGCGCGGCCCATCATGCCGACCTGCAGGGCCTTGACCTGAATGCCCTTCTCGCCCAGTTCGCCGGCCTGCACCAGCTTGGCATGCTGCAGGTCCAGCTTGTCGGCCTTGTCGGTGGCATCGACGGCGAGCTTCTTCTCGGCGAGGTCGCTCTTGTCCGCGAGGTCGGTAGCCTTGACCTGCAGTTCCTTCTCCTTGATCGACAGTTCGCGGTCGCGCTGGTCGAGCGCCCGGGTCTGCAGGGCCATCATGGGGTCCTGGGCCTGCTGCTGGGCCTGCTGTGCCTGGGCCTGCTGCTGGTGCTGCTGCGTCATCTGCTGGGCGGCCTGGGCCATGGCCTGCGCCAGCTGCTGTTCCTGCTCGGGCGCCATCGGCTGTGCCGGGTCGGGCAGCGGCTGGCCCATGGCCTGCTCGATCTGCGCGCGGTATTGGTAGGCCGTGTGCTCGGCGATGTGCGCCTGCATGGCGGCCATCAGCATCGGCGCCTGCGGGTTCTGGCCGATCGACTGCATGACGACCGGGTCCTGCATCATGGCTTGGTGCGTGGCGAGGTGGGCGCCATGGTCCTGCGGCAAGAACGCCTTCACGGGCTTGCCCATCAGCACGTTCATGTTCTCCGACACCGGGTCGGTCGGGACGGCCTCGGGCTTGAGCGGTACCAGCTTGGCCGCGTTCTTGATACCCAGCACCTCCAGCATGCCGCGGTGCAACTCGGGCAGGTCGTAGACCTGCGGGGCCTGGGCCGACAGCTGGATGGCCGCTTGGTACTGCACGACGCGCTGGCTCATGGTGGCCGCGCTCGGGTCGCTCACCGGGATCACATCGACCATGGCGAAGTCGGCCTGCTTGGAGCCGGCCTGCGGCGCCGTCGTCTCGTAGGCGTAGCTATCGTCACCGGAATCGGCGATGACTTCCTTGAGCAGCTTGAGTTCGATCTTGAGCGAGTTATGGGTCCGGGCCTGGACCGCGGACATGACCTTCAGCTGGCGCTCCAGCAGGGCCAGCGTGGTGCCCACGGGCATCTGCGCGGACATGTCGCTGATCTTCATGTCGGCCGTACCCGGCAGCCGCCGGCCGTCCTCGACGATGCGGTCCAGCAGGGCCGCCAGGACAGCGCTGGGCTCCTTGTAGGGCAGCGGCATGACGTTGTCCCTCAGCACGCCCGACGGGATGTCCACATCGCGCCATTCGCCGGGGCTGATGGGCACGTCGTCGCCCTTGATGCGCAGGCCCTTGGTCTTGAGCCCGCCGGGGAGATTGGAAAGGGTTCCAGCGTCAACAAGCTGGCGCAGGATGGAGGTCGCGCTCTTGGCGTAGCCGCCGATCAGATGGAACAGGCCGTAGCCGTAGGGGCCGAAGCCGGGGATGTAGTCATACTGGACGAAGTGCTGGCGGCGCAGGGGGAACGTGGCTTCCTCCTCCCAGTTCCGGCGGATCGCCAGCATCTCCCCGCCGCGGATCTTGGTGATGACGTAGGGCCGCGGCGTATCGTCAGCCTCCAGGCCCTCGAAGACCATGGCGATCTGCATCTCGTAAATCTCGTAGCCCTCGGACATCAGGTTGCTGAAGCCGGTTTCCTCGTCCTTGGCTTCCTGAATCTCGTCCATGATGCGCATGGGCGTGCCCAGCACCACGTCGGCGTAGAAGCCCGCAGCGATCAGCGCCTCCATCTCGGTCTCGGTCTTGCGCATGCGGTGCGTGACGCGTTCGGCCGAGTAGATGTTCGACGAGCCGTAGGGCATGATGATGTCCTCGGCCGGCACGAAAGTGCTGGCCTGCCGGTCCAGCATCGGGTCGAAGTAGACCTTCTTGAACGCGCAGCCGACAGGGCTCAGGTTCCATAGCATCTTCTCGTGCTCGCTGCGGAACTCGATCATCTTCTCCGTCAGCTGGTAGTTCATCTCGGCCTTGACGCGCGCCCCGGCGTCCTTCTTGGGCTGCGTCTCCTCGCCGATGATCTTGATCGCGCACGGCCCGGCGGCCGGGAAGGTCTCCATGATGGTCTCGGACTGGAAGCGCACCACCGCCTCGGTAATCATGGGATGTGTAACCCCGCAGGCGTTCTGCCACGGCTCCGTGCGCTCCTCATATTTCAGGCCCAGCAGTTTCAAGCCCTCGCGGTAGGTGTCCTCCCAGTCCTGCCGGCTGCGCTTGTCCTCGTCCACCCAGGTGTCCATCTCGCTGGACAGACGCGAGAGGTCCTGCTCGTCGATGTAGTCGAGCAGGTTGTCGCCGAAGGCCGGCGGGGCGGCGAGCGCACCGGCCGCGGCAACCAGCGCATCGCCCTCGGGGTCATCCCCCTCGCCGTCACCGACGATCTCGATCTCGATCTGCGGCTCGTCGTTGGCCGCCGGGGCGAGCGCGGACAGGCCCTGCGGGACCGAAGAGAGGCTTTTGGCGACGTTCATGGGGTGCTCCTGGGGTGCGGGCGGCTACGCGCGAAGTGTGACGAGCGCGCCTCAATGTCAGTAGTATTCTCGCCGCCTGCGGCGTGTCAGGGCGTCATCCTCATCCCTGGGGTCTGTGCTCATGCGCAGAAACCCGCCGTTGCGGAAGCGCTGCATGGCCTGCACGACCGTGTCGTGTCGATCGTCATGGGAACCGTAGGGGAACTCACTGCTCTCCTCGATGACCTCACTGGCCCAGCGCCGGTCGGGCGCCCAGACCATCTTGTCGGCGAAGATCGGAGCGACGGCGTTGGTCCGCGCCCGCTTGTCGTTGGACATGCCGGCCTTGCCGCGGCTGGGCGTGACCTCGGTGACGGGGATGCCGCCCTGGCGGAACTCTTGGATCAGCGGGCCACCGGCCGCCTTCTTCTCGATGATGAGTTCGTCGGGCTCCCAGTCCTTGTAGTGGGTCAGGGCCTTCTCTTTCAACTGCGGGAACTCCCACCGGCCGCGGAACGCGTCCATCAGGATGATCTCGTCCCGGTTGGTGATCTCGTTGAACCAGACGCCCCAGGTCGTGCAGGCGCTGTAGTCGTTGGTGTTCTTGGTCTCGTGCGCCGTGTCCCAGGACTGGATGATGTAGTGAACGGCCGGCGGCTTGTCCTTGGGCCACAGCTGCCACCAGTCCCGCTTGAGTAGCGCGCCTTCCTCGTGGTGGGGCTCCTGCACATACTGCGCGGCCCAGTACTGGGGCTGCATGCCGGCCTTCTTGGCGAGCAGCTGCTCGACCGGCCACTGCTCGGGCCACAGGCTCTTGCCGCTCGGCAGGATGGCCGGGAACCGCACCTCGTTCCAGGGCAGGCTCTCGGCGTTGTCCGTGGCCCAGGCCAAGGCGCGTCCGATGGGGTCCTTCTTGCCCCAGCGCGTGCCGATCATGACGATGCGCCCGCCGGGCATGAGGCGCTGCAGCGGGCCGACCTGCATGTATTTCCATGCCGTCTCGAAGGCCACGTCGGGATTACTGAGGACGGCCTGCTCGGACACGAGGTCGTCGCAGATCAAGAGGTGCGCGCCGTAGCCGGCGACCGAGCCGCCGACACCGAGGGCGAGGTACTTGCCACCCGCCGTCGTCGTCCAGTCGTCGGCGGCCGTCTTGTCCCGGGAGATGATGGTGTGCGGGAAGACCAGCTGGTAGTCCGCCGTGCCGATGAGGTTCCGTACCTTCCGGCCGAAGGCGCTGGACAGGTCGGACGTGTGCGTGACCATGATGATCTGATGGTCGGGGTGATGCCCCAGGTACCAAGCCACGAAGAGATAGGCGATGGTCTCGCTCTTGCCGAAGCGCGGGGGCATGCTCACCGTCAGGCGCAGTTCGAGGCCGAGGACCACGTCGTGAAGCAGCGGCTCCATGAAGCGGTGATGCGGGCCTTGCTTGAAGCCGGGATAGACGCGTGCGCAGAAGTGGAGGAAGGATGTGCGGGCCAGCTGCAGGCCCTGCACCTCGTCGAGTTCGTCCAAGTCTTTCAGGATGGCAGCCGCGGCGTCGGCCGTCATGGTGGCGACGGCATCGATCAGCGCGCGGACTTCCTCGGGCGGCATCAGCGGGCGTGCCAGTGCCTCCGCGTAGGATAGGAACTTGTGTTCGTTGAAGTCACTCATTGGTTATTACTGCATCCGTGACTTCGGACTTGGGGAGTAACGCA